GTACAGAGATGCTATTTACATTGGCATAGATAGAATGATGGTAGGCCTTGCCTACGGACATGTTTAGACCAACCGACTTTCCGATTCGGATATGGTCCTCCCACAAAGGACGTGGGGCACGATACAACATGTCATCTCCATTAATGAGGACATGGCGAAGCCTTTGCTCATGAGTCCAGCCCTGCTGGTGACTCTGAGTGGTGCGAAGATACACACCAAGGTTCGCAAGGCACAGTATAGGAAAGCTCAAGGTCGAGCCCATTAACTGGCCGTTCCTCTGAAGGCCGCGAAATTCTACGCGGGAATGATCCTTCGTTGGATAATGGAGGCGATGAGGGCCTAGTACCGCCATCGCCAGTCGAATCTGCTCACGAGGAAGATTACCAATCAGGTATTTGAATATCTTCCCGGAATACTTCCAGGACAAACCGTCCGTGGCAGCAGAATAGTCGACAGAAAACCATTCTTCGCTCGCATCTGAGCGTTCTACAAGATCAAGCAGATCGGTAGGACTAAATGGTCGCCCGATAAGTCGAAAGCAATCCATGTGCCTCATTGCTGAGTGCATGGCGACTTGTATGGGCTTTACTGCAAAATAGGGGAGCGTCTCCCCCTTCGAGATGACTCGAACTTTGAAAGGCTCAAGAATAGCCTGAATAGTGCAGTTTGTTGCGCGGGGCTCTCCCTGGAGATAACCCTGGACGCATATCTGAGTCCGCTCCCAGTCACCAACAGCGCGAATCCGACGGATCTCGCAAACGCGGTTGTACTGGGTCGTACGGCCAAAGACGCAAGGTAGGATCTGCATAGAAACAAGATCCCAATGGTGAAGACCACAAATGGTCGGATCTTCACGAGCTCTAGAGAGCAGTTCACCGAACTGACCACCCTCTCCACGGGTCCTTTCAAAACAGGCACTTGTGCTGGGGGAATGTTCCCAGAACGAAGCACCATGCTTCAAGTTGGACGTCATGTCCTTGCGTACTTTGTCTAGGACAGTACGAAAAGTCTCATCTTCGAAGATCTCGTTGATGACGGACTCATCACCTTCATCCTCTTTGGTCAGAGTCTTGAGGTGATCCTGGTATGTTGATTCAATCACATCTTCCGATAGAGGCAGCGCCGCGCGCTTAGCCTGCAACCAGG